TCTGCATTGGGATCGGCCAGCATCAGTTTTTTGTCGATGCAAAAAACCGGCATGTCTGGGAGATAGTCCCACATGATGAAGTAGCCAAATTTGACATCTTCTAGCCCGCGTTCGCGCTGTTCCTCGACGGCATCCGGAGGCATCGCCATAGAACCTATGACACGTCCCAGCGAACCAACCGGTGTCAATTCTGCTGGATCGAGGCATCGTGTCTTCACGATGCGAGTTCCATTTGGCCATGCCCCATCGACTTGATCATCATCATATGCTACATTTTCACTGGTATGATTGAAACTCATGATGATCTCTCCAGTGCTAAATGTTGCTTCCTGACCCATTCCTTTGGTTCACGTTCACGAACCAATATCGTGAAGAGATACATCCACACAATACAACATGGAAAATTGATTATCTGTGCGATACCTTCACCAACCATGAACTGTACAAATAAATACGTCAGAAGCATGATCGACCAATAAATCTTGAATGGACTAGCGCGAAATATTATCGCCCGAAAATTTATTCGTTCGAACTTTTTCTTATCCTGCTCCAGATATGCTATGATGCTGATCAGAAAATTTGGAGTCGTCAGGCAAAAGATGATGGTCATATGCCCGAGGGTCGGCGGCACCTTATAGGTAAGATAACTCGATAAATTCCCGATCACGGTAATCCATATCGCAATCGAACCGATATAGATTCCAGTCCAATCGAGAATCCAGAGATAGATGCGCTGAGTTCTATCAACAATCCAGTTGTCAATTTTGTTGATCATCGGTATTCCCCAAGTATAGGAGGTGGTGGAAAGGGGTAACCACCACCTCCTATTCAGACTGGTCCAGATGAAGTTTGCCGTTCAAAAAGAACCCAGTCCAAAATTATGCCTTGGCGCGATATTCCTTGGAATTGCCCTCGATATCGCGGGATTGCAGGGCACCGGCATCGCGCAAAATCTTCAGGCGATTCCAAATCGTGGATTTTGCCATCTTGGTATTCTTGACGATATCCTCGATGCTTCTCCAACCTCCGGAAAGATAGGTCCGGATCTTGGCCGTGCTTGTGCTCACCTTGGTCTTCCGAACACCCTTGAAGGGTTGTACCTTCGTTTTGCTGATGATGGTTGAAGCACTGGCAACATAGCTCTTTTTCTTGGCGATGGTCTTTATCATCTTCGCAGTTTCCGTAATGGGGGTAAGACCATGCATAGTCACATCCATTGTTGGAAATAGTGAAAGAACCTTCGGCAAAGCTTCGATGTCGAAGGTGATATCTGCGGTTTGAACATTTCCCACCAGAGATGATTGATTGACAATGACTGTTTCATCAAACTCACGCATGAGCGGATAAAACATATCAAACGGAAACTCGATCATGGCTGTGAATTTCTGCATTTCTCTCTTTTCCAAATGAAAGGGGTACAGTGACTCACATTTATACCGAAACGGACCAAATGTAAAGCTGATTTTAGACAGTCTCGACGACAATTCGCTTTGCAAAGAACGTTGGGATGAATTCCGCCCGTACCTCATACTCCCCGACATATTCGGAGGGAGCCGTGATGCGAACCTTGGTCAGATGGTCCTTTCCATTCTTCCAATATGCATCACAAATCATTTCGGCAACATCATAGCCGCGAAGCAGCTTGCCCTTCCATGTCTTATCGGAATCGAGTGTAAAGGTCCGCCTACAAGGCTTGCTTTCGGCGTTGCCATTCACCTCTAGGCCATACCACGTGATCTTCGTCATTTCATTCATACTAAATAGTCCAAGGTAAGAGCACATAAACAAGGTGCCGAAAAACTAAAAGGGGGATGGCATGCCATCCCCCTCCTTCTTGCTACGGTATCTCTACCGTCCGGATCGGGGATAGGTTACATCCCCGGCAAGAATTCAGAGAATAGCATTTCTTTTCTAGGTCCACAAGCCTTGACGAATAGCAATAACCCGCATCAACATTTGCTGGTCCTCACCAGCATAGGCCGCTTCCAGATCATGAAGAGACTTAAGAATATTTTTTGATCGAATCTGATCCTCTTCAGTTTCATCCTTAAAATCAAAAATCCAATCATCTTCATTATCGGACTTTGCCCGACGTTCATCACAATACTTACTCCATCCCGACATATCATATGGATCGGGACGATGAGGGCGGATGTCCATCCACCATACGTACAATTTGATCAGTTCACGCGCATTCTTGGCTTGTTCTTCACTACGCTCATTTTCTGACAATGAGAGATCATCCAATGTTGATTCCCATTCGAGGTAGGCCAGCCCGCCCGAACGTGACCGGCCACCCTTTCCCAGCTTCACAGTTCCAGTATCATCCATCACATACTGCATCCATGCCTTCTCGACTTCGATGAAATCGACAATGGATTGCATGATGCCATGCAAAAGACGTTCTGAGAGATCGTGATAGGTCCCGGGTTTAAATCCGGTGGGAAGCACATGGGTTTGCCGGTGCCATCGGTTGCGAATGTAGTAGCGGATGTTCCGAACAGGTTCTGTGAAGGTTCCTGTGACCTTCTGGAGGGCATCCGGAAGGTTCTCGGTGAGCCAGAAGGCAACCGGCTTCTCAGCCTTGGTGCGTATCTTCCATTCCTCCCAGCCTTTCCATGTCTCAGCTTTTGGCTTCACAATGCCCAAGCGAGTGCGGATGGCGCGAAAGAAATCGTTTCCTGCATAATATCGCATAACACCTATCTATGTGAATTTTGACAAGAGTCAAGAAAAAGGGATGGTCTTTCGACCATCCCAGTCATGTTTTTCCCAAGTTCCGGAGGATTCGGGGTGACGCCCGAATCAATCTAGACCCTATCACATCAGAGGCGTTTGTCTAGCCTTTACTGCCTCAATTCGTTCATTAATTTTCCGGCGCATCTGGCTATAATAATTCTTCTTTTGACATCCTGATCGAAATTCTTTTGTAATGATTGGAAAATCCTGCTCGGTGCCGAAGATCAGCGTCCTGACTTTCGCATGTCTTCCCCTGAAAGGGATATAGACTGCTTTTTGACCAGTTAGCTTCTCGACAACGATTAGAATCTCCTCTATAATCTGCTTCTGTCCACTCATTGAACACTCACAGGGTTATCCAGCCTTGCCCGTATATTTACGGACGCTGATCCGACAGTCAAGATCGAGAAATTCACTGCATAACAGGTATACTAATAAACATACCTCATGATATAATCGGGTCCTCAGTGAGGTATGATCCGGTTACACCAAACTTCACGCCCCATTGAAGATCGGCATCTTCCTCAGCACCGGAAGTTCGGTCGAAGGTCCAGCCCCCCTTGAAGCCATTGGCTGTATTACACGTGATCAGAACATCCGATACATTCACCACCTCCATCAGCATTTTGAGGCCCCCAAGACTCCGGTACACAAGGTCACCGACCTTGAGATGTGAAAAATCAGCCATGCTTCTTTTCCTTCATTCGTTCCAATTTCAATTCTTCTTCGATGATCCTTATTCGTTCTTTAGCTCGAATTTTCTGATCATCCGTTATCTTCCGAATCGGATACAGATACGGCAACTCTTTGACGATGCGTTCTCCACACTTGATGGGTATCACACCATCAATAATATATGGAAATTCAGTGCAGTCACAGGGAAGGCCGCACCATGGACACAGTGATGTCGAGTTTTCAATCATCGAATTCCAACGCTGAGAACCTTGTGGACGATATCGAATGCCGCAACATTGCGTTCATCATCTTCATTGCCGAAATCGAATTTCGGAATAATGGCCACACTGGCCACCACCGGAAGCACTTCCACCAACACCTTTGGTTTCTTGGCCAATTTCGTGAAAACATAATCCAGCGTTTCATCGGTTACAATGGTGCTGGGTTCTGTCTTGAGGATCAAATCCTCCGGACATCCCTTGATGTTGGCGAAGGCTTTGGACAGGGCCTTGGAATTGTCCATGACCCATTGCATGTGCTTGGGGTTGAACAATAGCGCTTCACCGGCCTGACCAAGTGGAACATCATGTTTCTCGCACAAGGCAATCTCGATGGGATTCAGGGGTTGATCTGATGCTCGCTTGCGAAGCTGATTGTTGGATGTGGCCATGCCCTCTTGGGCCTCAAAACTTTCTGGTCGTTGACCCAACTTGATAGTGGCTGCCACCATCTTTGCCATGATGGTGGCATGAACCGGGGCCTTGACATTTTTGATCACCATCTTGAGCCATTTCTGGACATGATCGATGGCCGCGACGATTTCGAGACCCTTCAGTTCGATGGCCGGGGCCTTCTCCAGCCGCGACTTCGGCGAAGGAACTACGGTAGCAGTCTTGAAAAGGTCAAGTGTCTTGGACATCAGTCTCTCCAGTTTTTGAGACAGTATCCTAGCACACCTAAAAATAGAGTCAACACCGATCAGACAAAAAAAGAGGGGCCGGAAGGCCCCTCTTTTCCCCTCCCTAGCCTTCCCTGCTTATGAAGTTGCTTTCTGGCGCGAGACCTTCAGCTTTGCAAAAAAGTCCGAATCAGTGGCTGCCTTGCCAGTTGCTGTTGACTTCACTGCAACCGTTTCTTTTTGCGATGTCGCATCCTCCACATCAAATGGTGGATCTTCCTCGGTCTCTGTTACCTTGATCGTGGTGCGAGTAGCGGTCGCAAGCTTGCGTTCAGACTGGGCTGGACGTTCCACTTCTTCACGAACTTCACCAGTCTCGGTATCAATGCCAAGAACTTCATCGAGCCGCTTCTTCAAATCAGCATAGCTCTTGAACTTATCGGGAGCTACTTCAGCACGCAATGAGTACTGTTGATCAAAGATCGCAGCCATCTCATCAGCATCTGCTAATGATTTTGGATTATCGAAGGATGATGAATCATAATTACGGAAACCTTCAACTTTCTTGATGCGAAGTCGGAAATTTGCACCCACTTCAAAATCAAACACATCAACCGATTCCAGATCGGGTTCATCTTCCGGCGGAAAAAGCTTTTCCTTGATCTTGTCAAAAATCTTTTGACCATACTGATAGAGGAAAACCTTACCTTCATCTTCCGGCCGTCCCGGATGCTTGATGACATAGATATTCGAAATATAGGCAAGCTTGCGCTTCTGTCGGCTAACCTGCTTGCGCAGCACTAGATCTTCAGTCTTCCAAAGCTTGGAATTGTAGTCGGTGACCGGATCCTTTGCATTATTGAGGGTATTGAGATTATTTTCAATGTACCACATCTTATTCGATAGATTCTGGAAGCTGTGATACCACTTACGAACGAATGATTCTTCCTGATCATCAGTACCGGCAACAAACACACCGGGCAGGAAACGAATAATCGCCGAACCATTATCAGCCTTATCCGTCACTGGCATCCAGTAACGTTCATCCTTGTATTGCTGCTTGGAATCTAATGCTTCGGTCTGGGCGCGAAGCTTGGCGAGATTATCGGCCTTATTGGTACGCTTAAGTTTTGAAAAATCTGACAAAATATGCTCCTATGTTTTCTGTTTTGTTTCTATGATCGTATCATTATCTAGTACTCAATATATATGATATCTGATCGCTTATCTTTCAACACTATTGATCAGAATTTCTCGAAATTTCTCCAAATCATAATCCAGAAATGGAGAGTACTTCATGATTTTACGGATGGTCATTTCAAAAAGGGGATCATCCTCTTGGTCCCCCCAATAGGAAACACAATCGGTGATGTCTGAAATGATTGTTATGGTTTCGAGTGAAATCCGACCGCCGAGATATTCCCGCACCAGATAGGGATGCATCCCGGGACTGAAAATGAAGTTCTCATTGAACACCATTTTCAGATTTTCAATTTCCTTGGTGAACGTTCTGGTGAGAGTATCCTGACGGGCCTGCCAATTCAGGTATACATCCTGATCATTTACAATATCACGTATCCATACTTTATCATTCATCGAACAATGCGCTAGGATACGCTCAAATGGCGAGTGCAGTCGGGATAGCTTCTCAAACCAATATTTGTCCTTACGTCGCTCAAATGACTTTACAGTAATTCTGGTCCTGCCCCTGAGGAGGAAGAAATCATACTCCCACCTCGAAAAATGAAGCTTGAGCGCAACATAATCTTGATAGCATCGGTATGGATTCAAAATAAAAGGTCCGGAGGTTATCCGGACCTAATATAGTCAGTGATCAGAGTTTGTGCTAGTTATGCGCTCTCAGTTTGATCACTTGTATCGGGAGTATCCCCCAACGATGTTTTGGTCTGAGACTTCGCCATGCTTTGTTCATGTGCGGTCCATGACATATCACCCGCACCCGTAGCGTAGAGACCACGCTTACCAGCCATGGCACGCATCGTACCGGCAAAATTCGCAGCAGATGTCTGCACCGTGCCAGATAGCGTGGCACCATAGGTAGCTGCCTGCTTCTGGTTGTCGAAGTTGGCACCAAGATAGGTTACTTGCCAGCCGCGTTCCCGGAGCGCATTCAATCGAAACTTGATCTTTTGAGCACCTTCGCTGCCACGGTATTCCTGCGAAGCATTCTCCTCACCATCAGTGACAATAACAATGGAAACCTTGTCGTACTTGGTACCCCATGGTGCACCGCGTTCAGCAAGATCAAGCATCATACCAGTGGCATCATTGAGCGGGGTGCCACCACGAGGCATGGCATCATCATTGGTGACTTTCTTCCATGATTTTGGAGTGATACGATCTCGCAAAATCTTACTGGGTTCGTTGCTGTCAAAGGCAACAAGTGTGACTCCGGTATCGATGCCATCCGCAGCAAGCTTTTCGACATAGGCATTGATCGAATTGATTGCTTCGAGCCACATCGTTCCTTGCATCGAGCCGGAACGATCCAAAAGTATGAAATCATGTTGCAACGTCATATATTCTCCTCAGTTTCATTGAAATCCTGTGGATGCATTTTGGCATGTCGCAGGAGAGTTAACCACGAACTAGCATCCTTCATGCCAATTCGCAAACGGTTTAAATGCCATTCGGTTTCCCAAAGAAATGCAAACAATCCATATGGATCTACTTCGACCATAATATAATCCTCAAATTGGAAGTCGATTGCTCTTCGGTAGCAGATTCAGATCCTCTGCTTCCTGCTTGACTTTTTCTTTTATGGTTGTTGATTTTTTGACGTAATCGGCACCGACTGTAAGTTCTTTGCCATTTTGATCACACCAGATTTCGATGGCTTCCATGTAACCTATTCGTTTGGAGCGAACGATACCTTCAATCTGATTGGGGAAGTCGGCTATGATCGTAAGTATTTCTACGTTAGCCTGCATTGACTGTCTTTGACATAATCACCTCAAATAAAATAAAAATGGCGAGGTTTCCCCCGCCACTTTATATAGTGTTTGTGATCCTTAAGCGGAAGGGGCTGAGCCATCCACCGGAGGAGTATCGACCGGCGCAGTATTGGCGTCGGCTGGAGGTGTAACAACCGGTGGCGGAACAACAACCGGGGTTGTTGCCTTGGTCACTTCATCCGACAAAGCCTTGGTGATCGATTGAATGCTGGCCGTGGCCGCAGCAACCGCTGCTGAGTCATCGGCTGGTGCATTCGCAATGATCGCAAGTTCCGCTTCAATCGCCGCAACAGCGGCGGTCACGGTGGTGCCAAGAGCACCAATAGCTGCATTCAGGTCATCAACTGCTGACATTATTCTGTGTCCCCTAATTTGTATTAACGCAAGTCTGGCTTCGATTCTGTCCAGCCTATCTGCCAGTTTTGATAAAGCTGATTCAATGTCGAACCGTGGTTTCTTCTTTCGGAACATACACATGATCTCCTCCGGTTCTCTACGGGTATTTAGGATTCATGATCACGCAATAGCGTGATGTCATCAAAATTTAATGAAGGAACTTTGGAGCAGGCAATTGGGATCGAACCAACGACAACTAGTTTGGAAAACTAGGACTCTACCACTGAGCTATACCTGCTTAAATTTCGCGATATTTCATGATGATGCCATGCTGATCATCATACTCTTTCAACTTCACACAGAAATTGATTCGATTATGCATCGACAATGCATAATACGGAACCGAACATTTGCACGTCGGCCATTCACAACCGGCCTCATTGTTCATCCGCATTTCATCAGCATGACTCATGATCACTCCTATTGGCAAAGGTGAGAGGATTTGAACCTCTACTAACGGTTTTGGAGACCATTGTGCTACCGTTACACCACACCGATCAAAAAGTGGACTGAGGGACCAAAGCCCCCCTTCTGTTTCTAGGCCAGTCCATGGCCCAGTAGATCAGGCCGCGAGGGCGAGATCCACATTGTTGTCATTTGCGGCGACATTTATTTCCGTGCCGTAGTCGGCAAACCAGTTAACCTCCAGCGAACACTTCACTGTCAATCGATCCTGTTTCGCCCCCATCAAGAACAGCCCAACCCCCATAAGAGAGGCCTGACGTTCTTACCAACCCAGCTTGTCTACATCGACGGGTAAGCAATCGAGAAGACTCGTAGGCTGCTCATGGTGGAGGCGGGGAGTACTGCCCTCCCGTGTTGTACAGTTATCGAACGCTATCAACGATCAACATACTCAACATGGCGGAACCTCTCTTTTCATGTGTTCGATTCAGAATTTGCTCCGAACCCAGCACGCACTAAGCTTTCCCTATTCTACCATACGGCCGATGTGTAGCTAGTTGGTGAAGCTGAACGGCGCCTGTCGCCATATCAAGTAGCTCTATTTAGCGATTCATGTCCACAATGTCAACAGTATTGGGGAACATTATCGGCATCGCGAATATCAGGGCTCCAAAGCAGGCACAGATGACATGAATCCAAATCATGCCAATCTCAAAATCATTTTGTCAGTGATCTTGAGTGGAGCAAAAAATTCCTGAACCACCGCGATCACGTCATCAGGCTGGAATTGTAGGCACGAAAAGACATCGATATAGGCATCACCAGTCTTATCAACGAAATGTCCAGTGATGTTGGAGGTTTCGATCAGTTGTACAATCGAATATCCAGCTTTCTCAGGATCATGAGTAGCAAAATGTTCAATCATGGGTGGCCCAAAAGAAACCATCTCGATGCGCTTAACCAGCACAGTCAGAAAGTTTTTCAGGTTCTCTTTTGACTTGATCGATTCGATATCGCAGGACTGAATGTCCAGCAGAAGATGCCAACCCCAATATTCTGCCATCAAAAACTCCAGATTGAATGAGAGTTTTATTTAGGCGTTGTGATCAGAAATGAAAGGGGGTGCTGCATGGCCCTTCAACTTGGGGCTGGGGGTTGGGGAACATGCTGGAGAACCATGCAGCAATCAGGTTCTAGCCAATCTTCCAGAGACCGTCAAGCCTGCTTTTTGACTTTTCCGCTCTGGGATGGTCCCTTCTGTTTCGACCGAGGCAGAGGATATCCGGCTCTGGCAAGCGTTGCTCGCACATAGGACGATTCACAACCTAATTCTTTTGCTAACTGAATCGAAGTGATGCGATTGTTCTCTTCCTTTCGTCTCAGGAACAGATCAATCACATCACCTTTGGTTAGCCTTGGCTTCCACCGCGACATTCATACACCTACTAGGGGTTACCGCCTCCAATAATCACCGCAGCAATTACGGAAAATGACAGAGCCGTCAAGGCGATGTAGCCATATTTCATCGTTGTCTCTCGATTTGTCGCAACACATTACCGATAATTCCCAGTACATCGGATGGGGTAACGTTCCCATGCGCGGCGGTGATGATCGGATTGTTCAGGCACTGAACAGTGATATACTTCGGGTCCTGAGAGTAAGACTGTGCCGCTGCATCACATTGTTCCATGGTCGGATACCGCTGAACCCCGGCCATCTGCCCATCACTGGTGGCAAGAAGTAGATAGACACCAATCATACTCAGCATCACTAGTTTCCTCCATTTGACAAGTCGAAATTTTCGTGTTAATCTGAAGATTCTACTCTAAATTCAGATCCCGCAGATCAACACCCTTCGCATACCGATCACCATCATACTTGACATGAGCATAATGGGGGGAGAACGAAACAAGTATGCCACGTTCACCCCGGCCATTTACCAGTCCCGGGAAAAGAGGATTATAGACAACCCTCTCCCCCAAATCTTCCATCGTGGGATTGATCATGCCGCAATCTCCTCGGTGGTGGTGTCCTCCAGAGCCTTGCCCCGGAGGAAGTCCACGGCCTTCTGAGCAGCCGCTGCTGCCATGAAGATGGCTCGCTTGTCGTTCTTGAGCGCAATGAGCCACCCGCCAATATAGGCCGCGCTGTTATCGACGACCTTGTAGCCGAATTCGGCGGACATGAAGGCTGCACCCAATTCAGCAACCAGTTCTTCCATCGCGTAGGCTTCTCGGTCAAAGCGGGGCTTCAGATCACGATCCAGCCGGGACTTGGCACCGGTCCAATGAGTAAGTTCATGGAATGCGGTATGATAGAAGCCGGTTTCGTGATGGAATTCTTCCCATTTCGGCATCTTGATCTGATCGAGTGATGGGATGTACATCGGCTGGCCCTTGCCCTCCTTGAAGGAAGCTCCAGTGGACTTGATGAATGCATCTGCCAGTTCATTGCGCTGATCCTGATTCAGCCACCGCACCTCTCCCGGCTTGCCAGTCCTGCCATAGCGGATGGTATCTGACAGGTTCTCGCACTGATCGACGTTGAACACGGTGTATTCGCGCAGGATGGCATACCGCTGCTCATCTGCCGCGCCCTCGTTTTTGACCATGGGCTTGAAGAAATATAGGACATGACCCTTCTCGCCCTTACGGACATGGCCACCCGCGTCCTTGGCCTGCTTGTAGGTCAGGAAGCGCGGCGAGGAATAGTAGGCCATTGAGGTGAAGTACAAGAAAACGTTGATCCCACGATAGGGCTTGTTGGTCACAGCATTGCAGGGAAGGCCGAATTCGACGCGGGACCAATCCTTGACCCAAGGAACCGTGCCAGCCTCAAGATTTGCAATGATCTGGTCGGTGACGGTCTGGTAGGCATCGCGGAAAGCCATCGATATTCTCCATGGTGTGGCGTTTCGATGGAGGAATCATAAGACCTTTCCGGAATAGAGTCAACAAAAAAGAGTCAAGAATCTTCATTTTCTTCGATGCCCGGAATCAGCCATGCTGAGGATGATTCGATCTCCCAGAATATACTATTTTTTCCGGGAAGTAAACCCCTACAGGCAATAATAATTGGTTCCCATCCTGATATCATCTAGGGGATACCCGGCACCCTACATTACCCATCGTGGTCAAGAACGCGTCCAGCCGCCCCCTATTGCGTCCTATGCCCTCTTTAAAGTCAATGATCGGGACATCATTCCGGGGCCAAACCTTGGCCAAAATCATTCTTCATCCTCGGGAACGAATATAGGCCTTGACTCCAACCAATTCAAATTCATCATGTTGAAGTAGAATGAATGCCAATCCCGGTGGATCACCATCATTCTTGGGAATACTCACAAAGACAAGGTATCCCCAATCCTTTACCTCATCAATGATGGCAAAACATCCGCCCCATTTATGGGAAGGATGAATCTGAACGATGTCATATTTTTCAGGACGAATCATAATCAACGATGAAATTTCTTCGGTCATAAAGTTGTTACTTCTCAACCGTTTCAATTATCGGATATAGAAACACTTCAACCCGGATCGGAGACATGTCATCCGGTCGCCGTCCTCTTATTACTTTTACGACCCCACCATACTTTGGGAATATGGTTATGCCATGCACCCATTCGTCATTTTTGATCATGATTGATCAACTCCATTGGATAACTTTCGGGCGTGCCCCACCGATCTTCTCCGTATCGCAGGATCGAACCCCATCCAAAATAGTCCGATAAGCGTTCCATTTCGTGCTGCCGGAATAGAGTTTGGATGGCGCGTCTGCGTTTCATGCCTCAACCCATCAGTAACTTGTATGTACCATCTTTCCACCGATCCATGATGTCATCAGCTTCGGTCATGGACTTCACGATTATGACAGCAACCTGCTGATCATCTTCGAACAGAAAGACCTTGATCTTCTTGCCTTCCTCTCCGGTCGCTACCGACTCTCTAAGCGGCTTCGAATTCCCGTTGCTCATTTTTGATTGGTATCCTCTTCATTAATTCATCAATTGCAACTGCGGCATCCTCCAGAAGATCACAAATGCCATGCTGAATTTTTTCTTCCCGTGATGCATTGGGATTCGACCTTGGTCGGGAAATTTCAGCCATACCAACCAAAGCCTCGATTAGGTTTTCATATTCATTCAAATGACAAACTCCTATCTAGGCGTAAATGCTTCCGGGTTGACCGGGCTCATTGCTGTTCGTGCAAGCCAAATTATGATTGGTTGCATGAGGGCAGCGCTTGTTTCCACACCCCGGGCAAACTACCATATGACAAGCAATTTCATCCCGTTCGTTGATGCATCGATGACAACCACACTTCCCTTCTTTCAGAGACTGAAAGCATTTCTCTTGGGCCTTTTGCCAATCATCAACTCGTGTCATGTTCTTCTCTGCTTCTCGCAATGATAAAAGAACGGCATAAGCACCCCAACTTCTAAATGGTGGTGGGTTAGTCGTCATAATGCCCTCAATAGGATCGTCTTATCATTGATGCGCCCAGTGGGAATAATAGATTTAGTTTTGAGATTATCCAAAATCTTCCTCTTCCCTGACTTCAGGACTTCTCCCAAAATCTCATCTGGCTTTCTAAGCACTTTTGTACAAGAATTGTCAACATCGAAATCCTGCAATGTTGTGCCTTTCATGGAAAGTCCGGTGCGCGTTCGAGCCACATATCTGGTCAAATGTTTGTATTTGGTGTTATAGGTCCACAATTCCTGTGCTCCTATAATCTTCTCTGGAGGAATGCTGAGCAACTTCAGTTCACGATCTTCTCGCTGATACTTGATGCTCTTGACCTTCTTCTCAGGCTTGATAATCACTCTACGTTTCTTGCGCGGCCCCTTGGCAGCACTCTGACTATCACACCATCGCGTAGCATCATCAATCAACGTCGAAAAGAACATGATGATGGTTCTGATCTCAGTAGACTTGTATCCGCGATAGGCTTCCTTCAATTGCGGATCTGAATTTCGAATTTCGATTTCTTTCAATTGAGGACTAAAGAACTCAATAATGAGATCGATATGTCTACCCTTAATTTCATTAACACGGAAATATTCGTAGGGAGAGAAATCGACATCCTTACCTAGGAAAACAACGTCATCAAAAAAACCATTAATCTCGGTGATGTAGCGCGATGCATTTTCACGCATTCCCTTTGCAATGATTTCCTTTCGATTGACTTCTATATTTTCTGGTAAGGGGATTTCAGCGGCCTTCGATTTCATTTCGGGTAGAGATGTGGCGATTGGCCAAATCTTACCTTTCCGCTGTAAAAAATCTGGAATATCCATTTCATCCATGATCATGTTCTCCCATCATGACCAATCATAGTAACACACATCTTTCAAAATGTCAAGTGGATGATCGTTTCTTAAATCGAAGATAGGCGCACATCAGCTTTTTTTCTCGTACCCTTGCATCCTTTTCCCATGGAGAATCACGATAGGTTCGACCCTCATAGGTCTCTACAAAAATTTTCTTGCGCCACAGAGCATGCTTAGCCCTGTCATCTCTCCATATCTTCTTAAGCTTGCCGGTGACATACTGTTCAATATGAACGCATTCGTGTGCGATTGAACTAATCATTTTATGATAATTATTTTTAGAATTGACCACAACAATAAATTTTCGTGGATGATCCTGATAGGCCCAACATCGTCCAGAATCAATATCCATTTTTCTAACATAGATTGCAAGATCAAGTTTTTCAACCTGATCGGGAATCAGTCGATTAAGAAACCATTGAAATGCAAATTGGGCTTCGCCCGGTGATAAATGCATGGACCAATCCCTCAGTCAAAGAAAAAATGATCATAGCAACCTGCTATTTATCCCCCCGAGATAAGAAAAAATTTGATGGTATTCCTCTACCACGTATTGATGTTAGATTTATAATGACTCTTCTTGATGTCCTTCAATCGATCACGAAATCCATCGGTTGGTTTTTGGAGACCTACTCGAAATGAATCTCCTATGGCTGGGGAACCACACATCCATTCAAGGTTAGGATGATCCTTTTCATGAGCCTCTGCTTCAGCAATGCTTCCTGAAAATTCAGTAATCTTTCCAGACTTCCTGTTCCGGAAATTATAAATCGCCATCCTTTACCTCCGGATCGGGATCGAAATCTGATTCATTTTTCTTCTTGCGTGGCTTTGCAGTGTCATCAAACCAGTCTTTCTTCTCAACAATAGTCTTAAAGCCACCATGCTTTTTCATCAATTCAGAAATTGGAACACCTTTATTAGGATCATTTGGTAACCAATCACTCATTCCAAATCCTCCTTCTGTGGATCCAACGCCTTCTGTTTTTCTTTGC